TCGCCAGCGTTCATTGTTGAAGCCAAAGCAAATGGAACACTAGATAGAATGGCTGTCTAAACAAACTAAAGGCTGATGCTGTATAATTCCACAGTGGTTAAACTTAAAGGATGATATGGCAAAAGCTTTTGCATAATTGACAGGAAGCACATTTGGCAACTGGATTGTCATAGGGAAGAGCTTCTTCATTGGAACTCGAAGGTATCACACATGTTAATGCCAGATGTGCAAAACAACCTATGAACTACGAGTGGATTCCCTTCTAAGTGGTGGTAGCAACAAGTGCAAAAAATGTGCTGACTTGCTTACTACTGCTAGGAATGTAGTATTCTCAACCTGACAGCCATGTTGGAGCATCGTAAATGTCATACGGCTGTAAGAATCGTGAAGCATTTGCCACCGAGCAAGTGCTGCACGGTATCAGTCGTCAAACGGGACAACCTGTCAGAACGGTTGTCCCGTTTCGCATGAGCGTCGAGTGTCAATACACACAGTTCGACAGGTACAACGATCAAGGGTGTGTCGGGTGTTGTCACCGCAAGGGGCCGCAATGATTTACAGGAGTCGCTATGGAGCTTTTTCAGTGTCCAAAAATTCCCGGAAAACTCATGCTGTCAGAGGCCAGTTGCGCCAACAATCACCTTTGGGCGCAAAAAAAGGATTTTCAGTACCGGCTGCCTCACTGTGTCGAATGCCCTATCGGGGCCAAGAATGCCGGGGTCAAGCTCTGCGCACCAATGGAAAAGCGCGACGTGTGTGTGCGCTGCGGCTGTGGCGACGGGCGCAAAGTATTTGGTCGGTTGTGCATGAGTTGCTACAACAGAGAGCGCGAGTGGCGGCTGGGCCGAAATGGCAAGGGGGCGGAGCCGAAGGAATACAAGCCGCTGGTTCTGGTGACCATCCACAGTCTCGGCAAGACTTATCTGGTCTATGCCTGGTCGCTGATAGAGGCCATCGCGGTGGCACAAAAAGCGTGGGGTCTGACAGAAATCGTTTTCGATTTTCGCCCTGCGCCTGTAGCTTGCCAGATGTCAATATTTGATGAAGGTCGCGTCATTCATGTCAAAACTCCATGCGGCGGTCAAAAATCTCAGTACGCTGTGGTCAACGGGCCGAAGTCCACAGCGCCAAGACCTAGAGGATGCCGCCCCACAGTTCGAGTCGGGCCATGTGTGCCAAAACTGCACAAGCCAGTTGCTGCGAATGCCCGGCAGTGAGTACCACTGGTGCCCGACGTGCGGCGCTGATGCCCACCAGATGCCGCCCAAAGATATTTGCATGTGCGGCGCAAAAATAGGCAAGCACGATGCCGGTCTGCACTGCGTTCCGGATACCACGTGGGCCGGGCAGCTCAATCGGCTGATACGGCGCAAGGTGGCCGTGGTGCCCAGGCCGCCAAAGGTTGAGCGCGAGAGGGTCACCAATGCGCGCCTGCCCCTGTTTGATGATTAACCGTGCCGACGGACTCGGTGACAACGAAAGGTACCCCATGAAAAAGCACTCTGAATTGGTCAAAGATGTTATGCAGGCAGCCGATCTAGGCGGCGTGCTGTAGGCGGGACGTTTTCGGCTGCTGAAGTCAGGAAACTCTACGCTTTACAGAAAGGGCGCTGCGCATGCTGCCACAATAAGTTGGGTGAAAAATATCACCGAGATCACATCATGCCGCTATCGCTTGGTGGCGAAAATGTCATCTCAAACATTCAGCTTTTGTGCCAGCACTGCAATCAAGTGAAGGCATCGAAGCATCCGATCAGTTGGGCGCAAGAACAATGGAGGCTTCTGTAATGGCTCGCCTATCACAATCCCAATGGGATGCTATCCGCACGGTTTGGGAGTACGACCCTGATGAACCGTCGCATGAAGTGGCTGCTGACCGTGCTGGCAAAAAGTATCAGTTCAAGCCGCCAGCGAAATCCAATGTTTATGCTCGATGCATCAAGGACAAATGGGAGCGCCGTGGGAGTCTTAATGGCATCAATGCGGCTGCACAGCGCAAGGCTGATTCGCTGACGGATTCGGCTGGAAACAGAACCAAACAGAACGAACAGAACGTTGAAGCCGGTGGCAAACAGAACGCGGTTCCAAACCCTGCGCTGGCTCAGGCATCGCGCGCCGACTCTGAGAACCTGCGGGCCGAGGTGACTGCCAGGCATCGGACTGAATGGAAAAACATCGCGGTGCTTCGGCAGGAGGCGTTGGCGGTCAGAAATTCAAATCCAGATCAGGCGATGTTCAAGTCGAAGTTGGCGAAGATCAACGCAGAAACGACTGCCATCCAACAGGCCGGGGAGCGGAAGGCATGGGGGTTGGATATTTTGGTTGACCCTGGTGCATTGAAAGATATGACCGATGAGCAACTTGAGGCAATCATCAACGGTAAGACGGCGGCTTGATGGTTACGGTTGCGAGCAAGCTTGTACAAGCTGTTGCTGTTCTGGAGGCTAGACGGCGGCAGAAGATGCGCATTGAGGCATCTGGGTTGATGAATTCCATTCCCGAGGACATGAGCTTTCGCGCTTGGTGTGAAAAGCTGGCGGCTGATGGCATGAAGGTTGATGGCAAGCCGTTCAGGTTGGACAATCGTCCTGCGCTGGTTCCAATTTATGACGCAATACCAACCACAAAAGAGGATGCGTTTCGCCGGATTCTGGTTATCCAAAAGGCCACGCAGTTGGGGCTGACTGTTTGGGAGGTGCTGGCAAACATTTACATGGCGATCAAATGGGGGCCGGTGACGATTGGCATGTTCATGCCAGATCAGGCGACGGCCAGCTACAAGTCCGAGCATCGGTTTATGCGGATTGTTCGGTCGGTGCCGCAAATCTATCAGGCGATGACCAATGCGGTGCGTGGGGGTGAAAAGAAGTCGGTCGGTGAGGGTAATGTGTTGACCCGCACGATGGGGGAGTCGATTTTCCTGTTCTTGTGGACATCGGGACGGGTATCAACCGAGTCGCGTCCAATGGACGTGGTAACCCTCGACGAGGTGCAAGAGATGGACTTGGCCGAGATTGACAAGGTTCGGGCGCGAACCGGTGACTCGGATGTGGCGTTCACGATGTTGTTGTCAACGGCCAATATGCCGGAGTTGGACATCAATTTCTGGTATCTGATGGGAACACAGGAAGTCTGGATGACCGAATGCCCGCACTGCCATGCTCTGTCTGATCTGACTGACCCTGCTGGTGTGTTCCCGTCGAAGTCGGTCGGCTACAACACTGGTCAATACCATAACGCTGATTTGAATGAGTATGTTTGGCTTTGTCCTGAGTGTGGTGGCCACATCATTGACCCACAAGTCGGTGATTACAAGGCGTTTAAGCCAGATGCACCATTTCGGTCGTTCATGCTTCCGAGAAGCATATCGCCACGGATGACACCGCGTGAAATGGTTGAAAGTTTTGGCCGGGCCAAGACTGGTGATCAAAAAAAGTCTTTTTACAACCGCACGCTGGCGCGTCCATACATCGATGCCGATCAGTTGCCGGTGACGATGGTTCATTGTCTTGCTGCCGTTGAGGCGGGCCGTTTGGCTGGCGTGAAGTGGGAGCAGTCTGGCTCTGGCTGCTACATGGGCATCGACCAGATGGGTTCATTCAACGCTGTGATCATCAAAAAGAGAATGCCTGATGGTCGGCAGGCGGTTGTTCATATTGAAGCTATTTTTGACGCTGACCCGTTTGCCAAGTGCTCTGTTTTGATGGAGCAGTATGGTGTTATTTTGTGCGTGGTCGAGCAGTTGCCAAATGTCAACGATGCCCGGCGTTTTGCAAACAGGCATTCAGGCAGGGTGTTCATGGCGGGGTATTCCGATCTGAAGGACGACCAGATGATTTGGGGCGATACGTTGTCTCGGTCGGACATCAAAACTTCGGAAGAAGATAGGTCGCGGTATTCTGTGACGCTGAATCAGTACAAGTGCATGCAAACGGCACTATTCCGTGTCCGTGATGCGTTTTGCTTGTTTCCTCCACCTGAAGAGTTGGAGCAGGATGTTTTGGAGGGCGGCGTTCGCAAACGGATTGTGTTGTTGCGCGATTGGGTGTTCTACCACTTCACAAAGACGGCGCTTATTGTTGAGGATCATCCTGATACTCGAAAGCTGGTCGCTAAAGTGAAAAAGGTCGGGATTGACCCGCATTACAGCTATGCAAATATGCTTTGTGATGTTGCTTGGGCGCGGCAGAACGGCACAACGTCATTCATTTTGCCACCACTACGGGGTGTGGATGCCGCTTTCGGTGATGCTGCGAGTTCGGTGGAAATGGTTCAAAACGTCATACAAGATTTGATAGACCTACCTGCCGGGTTCGTCTGCGGGCGCTGCTCTGCGTTCAAGGACGGCCAATGCACCGAGCGGTACTTCGCGGTCAACGCGGCGGATGCTGGGTGCGAAATGTTCTCGGCTGCCGGGTCGTGAATTGTGGTCGTGACAACATGATTGCGGTGTCAAACGGGGCATCGTGCGACAATCGAAACCTGAAGCCATTTGAGCTTCTGCTTTCTACCTTCAATGGTGACCACGATGCCCCGTGTGAAAGCAGAGACTCAAGTGGCTTTTTGCTTTCATCGTGGTGCTGTTCGCCCATTGGCAATGCAATGCACACGTTCCGGTGGCTGACAAGAATAGGGATTGCCTACCGACTCAACCCGGCAAGGTAGCCAGCCTGTTTGCGAGGGACTGGCGCAGTTGTGGTGAACAAGTTGATACAAGCACCACAATGACTGAATCGCAACCTCACGGGGATTCTGGGACTAGCCTCAATGCGCATAGCTAGTCTGGGAACGGGTTGAACAGCCACGGCTAATCAACCTTGGGGAACCTATGGCCGGGTCGTGACCACATCATCACCCCCGTGGTACAGCAAAACCGCTGCTGACTGGCAGACCCTTGGTTGGGTAGTGGCCGGGCCTTCAGCCTCATACGAGTAGAGGCAAAAGCGGGGGACTTGTGAAGCGCGCCCGCCAGCATTTCTCGGTCGTGACTGCACCATACCGCGCATGAGTACAGACCAAGCCCGCCACACCGCGTTCAATCCCGCAGCACCGCAAGACGAGCGCGCCGATGCGCTGGCCGAGTTGCAAAAGTCGCACATCGATCATTCTGCGGTCGTGCCGGGCCACAGCCTGCACCCCTTGATTGAGTATCTGGTCAACGACTTCCGCGATCAGGAGTTGGCGAAGGCATCAAACCCGCTTGTCCCTTTCCCTTCGCTCAACGCTGGCAAAAAAGGCATTCAGTCGGTCGTCATGGATGACTGGCAGTTTTCCATCACCGGCGAGTACATCGAGCGCCCTGGTGCGATGAGTTTCAACACCCTGCGGTCTATGGTCGATCAGACCCCTGTGCTGTCTGCCGTGGTGATGACCCGCGTGCGCCAGATGCAGGCGTTTTGCAAGGTTCAGGAGTCGGGCTACGGTGCCGGGTTTGTTGTTCGCCATGCCGACGCGGCGCACAAACTTACCGATGAAGAGCGCAAAACGACCGAGTTGCTCCAGCGTTTTTTCTTGAACGGCGGTTGGGAGTTCAACCCTCGCCAGCGTAAACGCCTGGGTCGGCAGTCGCTGCGCCAGTTCATCGCAATGTCGGTTCGGGATTCGCTGTCGATGGATTCGGCACCAATCGAGACTGAGTTCAAGCGCGACCGTGCGCTGGGCATTGACGGGTTTTACGCGGTCGATGGTGCAACGGTTCGACTCTGCACAGAAAAGGGCTACAAGGGCGACGACGAGGTCTTCGCGCTGCAAGTTGTGCAGGGGCAGATTCGCACGGCGTACAACTACACCAACATGATCTATGAGCCGCGCAACCCGCGCACCGACGTGATGACGGCTGGATACGGCCTGTCGGAGACTGAGTTGCTGGTTCGTGTGGTGACCGGCTTCTTGAACGCGATGACGGTCAACATCCGGGGGTTCAGCGATAACTCGATTCCTCGCGGCGTGCTGCACCTGACCGGCAACTATTCCGAGGCCGACTTGGGCGCGTTCAAGCGGTACTGGAACGGCATGGTCAAGGGCGTTAATAACGCATGGTCTGTGCCGGTGCTGGTGTCCAAAGATCAGGAATCCAAGGCGGCGTTTGAGCAGTTTGGGGAAGCGTACAACGAGATGTACTTCTCGAAGTGGATGACGTTCCTCACATCGATCATCTGCGCCATCTACGGCATGAGCCCGGCTGAAATCAACTTTGACTCGTTCTCGGGCGGCAACACTTCGCCTTTGGGCGGGTCGGACACGGCTGAAAAACTGGCGGCATCGAAGGACTCGGGCCTGCGGCCACTGCTGTCGTATTACGAGAGCCTGTTCGGTGACTACATCCTGGGCGAGTTTGGTGACGACTATGTGTTCCGTTGGACGGGTGTCGATGAGGACGATCAGGACAAGCGGCATGAACTGAAAAAGCTCACCATGTCGGTGAACGAGGTTCGGGCCGAGTTGGGTCTGGACAAGCAGTCGGCATCGTGGGGTGAGGCTCCATTGAATCCGTCGCTGATCGGGCCGTGGACGCAGGAGCAGCAGGCCGCGCAACAGCCGGGGCCGGACATGCAGTCGGCAGACCAATCGCCTGGGTTTGGTGGTGACCAAGATGGCAAGGATGCCCCTGACGCTGGCGACGAGGCCGATGGTGGCGAAGACCAACCGCAGCAGGGGCAACCGGGCGACCGGCCTGCGCCGTTCGCACGTGGGCCGGGTGGTGATTCTGGTGACCAGCCGATGGCTAAAGCCATACCGGCTGGCATCCCGGCAGCCGGGCCGCAATACCCCGCCAAAGACGAAGAACCGAAGCCTCACACTGTCAGCTACGGTGTCGGCATCCACGACGAGGTGTTCTACCACCACCCAAAGCACGGCGCGTCCTCTGGCAAGGTGCTGGCCTACGGCGCTGATGGATTCATGGTCGATCACAAGTCGGGCCGCGTCGGTGTGCCGTGGGATGGCTTGCTCGGGCACAAGAAGCGGGCCGACCGGGTGCTGACGACGGTGGAGTCTGGTGACGACGGCGCAATCGTGAAGGACGACATCACGGGCCGCCACCATTTCCTCGCGGGCAATCCGGCTGAATTCGATGGTGAAGACACGGAGCTTGATGAAGAGCGGTCTTTGGTTTTAGGAACTGATGCAAAAGGCAAAAAATGA